GGTGCAAATACTGGAGTTAATACACAACCAGTGGTTGAGGCGAATGTCATAGATGCAGCAATAGCTGATTTAACTGGAGATGATACGACATTACCGCCACCACTTCCACCTGTGGTTGTTGATGAAGATCCTGTAGTAGTAAATCCTCCTGTTGAAAAAGAAGTCGTTGTAGAAGAAGACCCAGTTGTAGAAGAAGATACTCCTATAACAATTCCTCCTTCTGGCGGTGATTCTAAAAAATCCAAGCAAGAAAGAAGAGATTATAGCCGAATGCGTGAAATACTTGAGCAAAGGGCGAGAGCGCCTAGAGGCACGGCACCCGGATTGGGATACAAACCAGTTGAGGGTATTTCAAATACATTAAACAAAGCAGCAGATAGCTTTTTAGATGCTCTTAGATTTGGGTAATGGAAGATTTTAATTCATTTAGGGAATATTTAACAGATGATGAGCTAGCTAAGATAGCTCCTATGGTTGATAGACTTTCGGTATTGGAGGACCGTAAGGAAAGGGAGGACAACTTTTTAAACTTTGTAAAGTTTGTATGGCCCCAATTTATAGAAGGAAATCATCATAAAATTTACGCACAGAAGCTACAGGATGTAGCGGATGGTAAGATTAATCGTCTTATTATCAATATGCCTCCTCGACATACGAAGTCTGAATTTGCGTCTTATTTGTTCCCAGCTTGGCTTATGGGAAGAGATCCTAGCAAGAAAATCATTCAGGCTACCCATACGGCTGAACTTGCCGTTGGATTTGGTCGTAAGGTTAAGAACCTTATTGACGATGAACAGTTTAGAGAAGTATTCCCAGATGTTAGACTTGCAACGGATGCGAAGGCTTCAGGTCGCTGGTCTACTTCAGGTGGTGGGGAGTATTATGCGGTGGGTGTCGGTGGCGCTCTTGCTGGGCGTGGTGCTGACTTGTGTATTATTGATGATCCAGTTTCCGAGCAGGACGCATTAAGTCCTACGGCATTAGATAATATCTATGAGTGGTACACATCTGGTCCAAGGCAACGTCTGCAGCCCGGTGGGTCTTTGATTATTGTTATGACTCGTTGGAGTATTCGAGATTTAACGGCTAAAGTTCTGCATAAACAAAGTGAAGTTGGCGCTGATAAGTGGGATATTGTTGAGTTTCCTGCGATTATGCCTTCTGGCAAACCTTTGTGGCCCGAATTTTGGAAATTAGAGGAGTTAGAGAGTGTTAAGGCATCTATTCCTATTCCAAAATGGAATGCACAGTACATGCAGAACCCTACGGCTGAAGAAGGAGCGATTATTAAGCGTGAATGGTGGGGAATGTGGGAAGGTGAAGAACCTCCTGTGTGTTCTTATGTTATTCAAAGCTATGATACGGCATTTAGTAAGTCAGACAGGGCTGATTACAGTGCAATTACCACATGGGGTATATTTGAACCTACAGAGGGTGATGGAGAAGCGATTATACTTCTTGACGCTATTCGAGGACGATGGGATTTTCCTGAATTAAAGGAAAAAGCTAATGAATTGCAAGAACAGTATGATCCTGATATGATATTGATAGAGCAAAAGGCAAGTGGTATGCCTTTAACACAGGAATTAAGGCGTATGGGTATTCCTGTAACGCCATTTACACCAAGCAGAGGTGCAGATAAGTTTACACGAATGAACGCTTGTGCGCCTGTATTTGAAAGTGGCATGGTTTGGCGACCAGATGCCAATTTTGCAGAAGAAGTTGTGGAGGAATGCGCTGCGTTTCCCAATGGGGAACATGATGACTTAGCGGATAGCATGACGCAAGCTATATTGCGTTTTAGACAGGGAGGATTTATTGTTACACCTACAGATTACGAAGACGATGATAATTGGAAACGTCGTAAACACGAGTATTATTGAATAATGGCGTATTTACAGAGTAATATTCCATATTTTAAGTGCTGGGTTCGTAAAGAATACACACATAATCACGAAAAGTATCATGGCGAGTTTTTACACGCCATGGTTATTGCTGTTACCACTATTCCGAACAGATGTTTGAGTTTTCAGGTTATATTTACTGGTTGTGAGGCTGATGGAGAGCCTGAAGATACTGTTCATGGGGGTGCAATGTGGGCAAGAATGCCTATAACTGGATTAGTTGCAGATATACCACTAGAGGAATGGCCCGAACCAATGGAGACACACAATGCACAGCCATGGGATTGTTCTTCTCATCATCATTCAGTTTACGTTATGGATCGCACTACACCATGTCCTTGGTTAGCAAAGATAGATGGAGAGTTTTTTCCTGCTAAGTATTTGTTTACAGTAGATTATACCGATAGTGAGATTGCAGATGATCCTGCACAACACAAACAAAGTCATGTTTTGCAACTTTTAGATGCTGACAAGTGGACAGGAAATGTGATAGCATTGCCGAACAACAGGGTTCGAGTTACACATCCTGCTTGGTTTTCAACAGGGGAAGGTGCGCCTGATTTCAGACCTTCTCAACATTTACACTATTCAAAGTCTGATTTAGACTATACATTAGATGTTAACAGAATTTTTGATAATCTTTACAACGAAGGAGAAAAGTAATGGCAAGTATGATTATTAGAGGTGGTATGAAAAAAACAGGTGCTAAGAAAAAGCCTAAAGGAATGAAGGCTGGCGGTGCTATGAAGACCAAGGGATACAGGGCTGGTGGTAAAGTTAAAGGTATGAAGTATGGCGGTAAGGTAAAGTCTAAAGGCATGAGAATGGGTGGTAGAGTTATATCGCCTAAAGGCATGAAGAATGGCGGTCTTGTTGATAATAACGGCAATATGTTGACTCCTGCACAACAGACATTACCAGAGAATTTAAAAAAAGAAATTATTGCAAGTAAAAAGAAAAAGTAATGAATCAGTATTCAAATAGGTTGAGGCAGATGAACGGATTAGGGAGTAATTCCTCCCAATTATCTCCTAATTCTGCCGTTCCTCCGAGGAGTAGAGCGCCATCTGCTTCAACACCAAGCGATGAATACCTTACGGCTCTTGGTAAAGCAAACAAAGCAAAAAGTGCTAGAGCAAAACAGTATTATCAAATGGAAGCTGAAAGAATTAAAATGAGAGGATAAAACGTGGCAATTGAACGTGACATTGGCGGTGGTGGTTTACCAGAAAATTTAAATAAACCCTCTCCAGAGTTAGAACAGGCTGAAATTGATATTATTGAGTTCAACGAACAAGCTAATGTTACTGAATTTGATGATGGAAGTGCTATCGTTGGTGAGTTTCAGGAAGAAATTGCTGTTACACCTGATATTCCCTTTGATGGAAACTTAGCAGATGTTATAGATGAAGCAGAATTAGGAAGAATAGCTTCTGATTTAAGCGGTAGTGTTGATGATGATATGTCCTCACGAGAAGAGTGGGAAAACACATATAAAAAAGGTTTAGAACTTCTTGGTATGAAATACGAGGAAAGATCACAGCCTTTTGAAGGTGCTTCTGGCGTTATTCATCCTCTTCTTGGCGAAGCTGTTACACAGTTTCAGGCACAAGCTTATCGTGAGATGCTTCCCTCTGGCGGTCCTGTAAGAACACACGTTCTTGGTGCTTCAGACCCTATGCTTACGCAACAGGCTGAACGTATCAAAGAATATATGAATTACCAAATTACCTATGAAATGGAAGAATACGATCCTGAATTGGATCAGATGTTATTTTATCTTCCAGTTGTGGGATCTACCTTTAAAAAAGTTTATTTTGATCCTTTACTGCAACGTGCAGTCAGTAAGTTTATTCACGCTGAAGATTTGGTTGTTCCTTATTCAGCAACTGATTTATTAACAAGTCCTCGCATTACACACGTTATTAAAATGGATTCTAATGAGGTTTTAAAGCTTCAACTTGCTGGATTTTACCGTGATATAGAGCTTCCTAGCTCTGGTTATGATACTACAAACTATAACCAAGTTGATGAAACCATTAATGAAATACAAGGTGTTCAACCAACAAAAGGTTCTGAAGAACTAACAGTTTATGAAATCCATACAGAACTTGATATTGAGGGTTTTGAGGACATGGGTGAAGATAATGAACCTTCTGGTTTAAAACTTCCTTATGTTGTTACGATATTAGAAGATAATGGTGAGGTTCTTGCCATTAGACGTAATTACGATGAACAAGACCTAATGAAGCGTAAAAAGCCTTACTTTGTGCATTATAAGTTCATGCCCGGTTTGGGGTTTTATGGTTTAGGTCTTACACATATGATTGGTGGTTTGGCTCAAGCTTCTACATCAATACTAAGACAGTTAATTGACTCTGGAACATTATCTAATTTACCAGCAGGATTTAAGGCTCGTGGCGCTCGTATTCGTGATGAAGATAGTGCATTGCAACCGGGCGAGTTTAGAGACATAGACGTAGCTGGTGGCGATATTCGTACATCATTAATGCCTTTACCTTTTAAGGAGCCTTCAGGAACGCTCTATCAGCTTATGGGAACGCTTGTAGACGCTGGTAGACGCTTTGCATCTATGGCAGACATGAAAATAGGTGAAATGGGTGGAGAAACGCCTGTAGGTACCACAATGGCTATTATGGAGCGTGGCACGAAGGTTATGTCTGCAATTCATAAAAGATTGCATTACTCACAAAAGATGGAGTTTAAACTTTTAGCGAATATCTTTGCTATGAATCCATCTCCTTATCCTTATGCAGTTGCAGGTGCTGAACCTAATATAAAAGCGCAGGATTTTGATGGTCGTATTGATATACTGCCAGTAAGTGATCCAAATATATTTTCTATGTCGCAACGTGTGACTTTAGCACAAACAGAATTACAATTGGTGCAATCAAATCCACAAATACATGGTGGTCCTCAAGGATTGTATCAGGCGTATAGAAATATGTATGAGGCTTTAGGTGTATCAAACATAGATGCAATCTTACCTGCTCCTCAACAGCCAGCACCTGTAAATCCAGCTAAAGAAAACCAAAATGCTTTACTTGGACAAGCGTTACAAGCTTTTCAAGGTCAAGATCACCAAGCACATATTCAATCACATTTGGCTGTATTATCGACTCCAACTGTGCAAACAAGTATGGCTGTAGCTGCTGTTTTACAAGGTCATATACAAGAACATATTGGTATGCTTGCCGAGATGAAAGCACAAGAGCAAGTCATGTCGCAATTACCTCCAGAACAACAACAGATGTTGCAACAAGATCCAAATATGCAACAGCAAATACAAGCGCAGATACAAAATGTCGCTTCTCAAATTATAGCTGAAATGATTGAGCAATATGCACAAGCTGTTACTCCACCACCACAACAAGATCCTCTCGTTGCAATTAGACAACAAGAACTTGCAATTAAGGGTGCCGATATACAGCGTAAAGGCGAAGAGTTTGACAAGAAACTAGAGCAAGATCAACAAAACGAAAGAAATGATGCTCTTATTGCTCAACAAAGAATAGATATATCTAAGGAGGCATTGGAAGATAAAACTCGTGTTGCTGAAGAACGTATTCAAACACAAAGAGATATTGCAGCTTTAAATAACATGAAAAGGAACTAAATAAATGTCATCAGTTAATCAAGAATATTCAAGAAGAGTTAAAGAAGAAAAAATACTTAGACGACAAAAGAAAGAAGGAATACAGCCAGTAGTTGAACCAGTTGTTAAAAAAGAAGAAACAGTTTTGGTTCGAGCTAGAGATGAAAAAGGTCATTATGTTAAAGATGATTTAAGCACTCCAGATGTTAATGAAGCTTGGGTTGAAAAGCCAAAGCCAAAGAAGAAGAAAGCTGGACGACCTCGTAAGAAAGTTTAATTTTTAAGGTGTAATTATGCCCGATCCTATAACAGTCGCAATGGCTTCATTCGCTGCCGTAAAAGCAGGGGTGGCTGGTGCGAAGTCAATTGCAGAACTTGGAAAAGATTTAGGTACTTTATGGCAAGCCATAGATGACGTAAAAGCTGATGCAAAGAGTGCTAAAAAGTCTGGTGGTGGTAATGCTATGGAGAAGTTCATAGCCTTAAAACAAGCAGAAGATTTAGAGCATAATTTAAGAAACATAGTGCTCAGTACCAGAGGGGAGGCAGGATGGAAACAACTTCAGGCATTAAGAAAGCAAGAAAGACAACAAGAGGTTGAAGGTCGTTATCAAGCAACACGAAGAAGAAACCAAATTGTAAATGCTGCAGGAATTATCTGTGCAATACTTATTACTGGAGTTGGTGCTTATTTTATGATTATGTTTGCTATGAAGTATCAATGATGAGGTATGGAGCCGAAGATGATAATTTGTATAACTTTAGTTTTACTATTGCTTGCTTATCATCATGCTATAACTTTTGAACCAAAGTGGATGTTAATAAAATGAAAAAACTTTCAAAAGATAACCCACTAAATCAAGCTGACTTGGATGGTGATGGAATCGTAACAACGGAAGAACTTGATAAACATGAACGGTTTATTAAGATTGATAATCAAAATCGTAAGGAGGATCAGTCTCGCTTTATGATTTTATTTAGTTTATTTTCAGTAACAACTTTTATTGGACTTATGATGACTCCTTGGGTTAGTATTGAAAGAGTACAGGTATTACAACCAATTGGTTCAACATGGGTGATAGCAAATATGGGTATAATTGGTGCTTTTCTTGGTATTAATGGATATACGAAGATTAAGGAAAATGGAAAATGACAAAGTATGTGTCACAAGAGGCTTATGAAGCTGCATTAGCAAACCCATATAGTATTGAAAATACGGTGTATCAATCTAATCCTACAGATCAGTTCAATCCTTTTAGTGGTGGTCAAGGAATAATGGGTAGTGAATCAATAAGACGGTATCTTACGCCTATTTTGCAACAAGTTCGTCAAGCGTATGATGAAAACAAAATTAATCCTTATGTTCAGGAAGTTCAACAATTAACAAATCAAACATTTCCTGATTTAAATTTAAATGGTGGTGGATAAA